TCGATCGTTTCGGCCGTCTGGTCGACTGGCCCGAGTCTGGCCCACAGGGCGGGGCAGGCGGCGTGCTGGCGCCAGGCATCTTCGAGGCCGGTGTGGCGGCGCGCCGTGATCGTCATTTCGCTGCCACAGACGCAGCGGTACTCGATCTTCACGGGATGTCTGCCTGCCAGCGCCGGCAGTGGATGCAGCGCCAGCCTTTGCGCCAGAAGCGCGGCCAGTTTCTGCTGCGTGTCCAGGCGTTGTGGGGGCAGGTCATCTGAGTGTCCACGCCATGATGACCGTGAGGATGGCGGCGATTGCGAGTGCTGCGAAGCCGGCGATCATTTGCCGCCGACGATCGGCAGCACGCCGCCGAACAGGAGGTCCGAGAGGTAGGCGACGGCACTGGCACTGAGCCAGCCGATCGCTCCGACGCCGGCGATCGTGGTGGGGCTGACGGCGCAGATCAGGGCGATGACGGCGCAGGCGAGCGCGGCGAGCAGGAACAGGCGCATGGGCTCCTCACTTGATGCAGGCGTAGATCGTGACCTGGCCGCCGGGGTGATTGATCACGACGAGGCCGGGGACGAACGTGTCGGGACAGTTGATGCCGCCTTCGGGGCCGGTGACGCCGGTCGCTCCGGTCGGGCCGGTGGTGCCGTTCGAGACGGTGATCGTGACGGTCTTCGATGGAGCCGGCGGTGAGGCGGCGAGAGCTCGTGCGATCGTGTAGCCGGAGGCTGCGGCCAGCAACAGCGTGCCGGCCATGACGGCGGTCAGCCTAGCGGCGAAGCTGCTCATCTCGGTGTCCTTTCATGGAGCCCTTCCCTGTAGGCGTCGAGGCGTGCGTCGCATTCTTTCTGTTCGTGTTTGACGACCATGTGGATCGCGTGGAACGAGCCGATGACGCTGGCGACGCCGCTGATGAAGGCGATCACGATTTCCCATGAGATGAAAGGAAGGATCGCAGGTGTGGCGGATCCATCGTGAGCAGCTCGAGAACCTCGATCCGCGGGAGCGCGCCGAGGCGGAGGCGCTGCTGGTCGAGCTCGAGCGTCAGGTGGCGCGCAACCCGCTGGTGGCCTACCGGCCGCACCGCAAGCAGACGCTGTTTCACTCCTCGCAGGAGCCGGTCAAGGCGTTCCTGGGGGGCAACCGTTCGGGCAAGACGACGGCCGGGATCCTCGATGATCTGATCCAGTGCGTCGACCCCGACTGGGTGCCCGAGCACCTCAGTGCCTTCAAGCGCTGGATGCCGCCGTTCAAGTGCCGGATCGTGACGCCGGACTTCACCTCCACAATGGAGGGCGTCGTGTTCGAGAAGCTGCGAGAGTGGACGCCGAAGGAGCAGCTGACCGGCAAGACCTGGGAGAAGGCGTACGACAAGCAGATGCGGATGCTGACTTTCAAGAACGGCAGCTGGCTGCAGTTCATGACGTTCGAGCAGGACTTGGACAAATTCGGTGGCGCCGATCTTCACCGTGTGCACTACGACGAGGAACCACCCAGGCAGATCCGCCAGGAGTGCCAGTTTCGCCTGATCGACCATGACGGCGACGAGCTCTTCACGATGACGCCGCTGCACGGCATGAGCTGGATGTACGACGAGATCTATGAGCCGTGGGAGCGCGGCGACCTGAAGGACGCGACGGTCGTGCTGGTCGACATGGATGACAATCCGTTCCTGAACGAGGCGGCGAAACAGCGTGTGCTCGAGGGCCTTTCCAGGGAGGAGCGCGCCGCCCGCAAACAGGGGCGCTTCGTGCAGTTCGCCGGCATGGTGTATCCGGAGTTCTCCAGATATCAGCACGTCGTGCCGGTGCACGAGATCCCCGAGAACGTGCTGCTGCTGGGGGCGATCGATCCCGGCACCAGACACATGGCGGCGGTGCTGTGGGCGTACCTGACCGCGAGCGATGATCTGGTCGTGTTCGACGAGCTCGGGATGCGCGAGTCGACGGTGGCCGAGGTCTGCCGCGCGATGAAGATGATCGAGTCCAAGCACCGGATCCGCCTCAACACGTACATGATTGACCCCTCGGCCAGAAACATCATGCACCAGACCGGCCGCAGTGATCAGATGGAGTACACCGATCATGGTGTCGTGACGATCCCCGGGCAGAACGATGTTCCCGCCGGTATCAACCGTGTGAAGGAGCGGCTGCAGGGGCAGCCGGGCGAGGAGCCCAGGCTGCACGTGATGGCGAACTGCCAGAGCCTGATCGAGGAGTTCCGCCGCTACCACTGGACCAAGCGCGGCAGAAGCGAACACGAGGCGAAGGAGACGGTGGTGAAACGGGACGATCATCTCCTCGATGCCCTCAGATACATGGTGATGAGTCGTCCGACCCGGCCCGACCCGCTCAGAGAGGAACGTTGGATGGATCCGATGAACCGCGCGGCCTACCGCGAGCGCATGGGCCGCGGCTGGAACCGGCGTCCCAGAAGCCACGAATACGGAGGGATCTTTCACTGATGGCCACGAGACTCGCGAACGAGATTCGCCCGACCAACATGCCGCCGTACTGCTCGGCCTGCTACGACCAGAAGCCACAGAAGCGCTACGTCGACTTCGATGCGGCCAGTGATCGCGGCTGGACCGAGGACGGCCAGTCGATGGACGACCTGATCCTGTGCGAGGACTGCATCCGCTCGGCCGCGGTCCACGTCAACATGCGCGACACGACCGAGCTCGAGGTCGAGATCGAGCAGCTGCGGAGCTCGAGCGCGCGCTACATGCAGCAGCGCAACGCCGCACGGACCTACGCGAAGCGGCTCGAGGAGGCGCTGGCGGCGCGCTCGACGCCGGTCAAGCTGGCGCTGAAGCCGGACCTGGACGCGGCATGACCTATATCGCCGCCGGCGCGCTGGTGGTGATCGTGCTGCTGGTGCTGGTGATCTACCGCATGCAGCTGAGCCACCAGATCGAGAGCCGACTGGCCGAGGTCGACCACCAGCGCGAGCGCGCGCAGATGCTCGAGAACGCGAACCAGCACTTCGCGCGCATGGAGGACGAACGCAGGGAGCTCTTGAACAGGATCCAGCACCCGCAGTTCGTGCCGACGCCGCAGATCACCTACGAGCCGGCGCCGCCGCCGAAGTATCTCGAGGAGATGGGCTTCGTCGGCCAGGAGGTGCCGGATTTCTACAAGGTCGGGTTCGGCGATACGGAGGAGCTGAGCGATGTCAACCCGTGAGGCCAGGCGCAACGGCGGCGGCGGACGCCCCGATCCGACGGCCGGCATCCTGCAGGACCGGACCGTCGGCGATCTCGACCGGCTGCTGGCGCAGTCGCGGGGCCAGCGCACCCGTTACGAGGGCATCTGGTCGCTGAACATCAGCTATTTCGCGGGCTACCAGTGGGTCTTCTGGAACAAGGGCCGGATCGACCGCCCCAGGCTCGAGCCGTGGCGGATGACGCTGACCGACAACAGGATCATGGGCGTCGTCGAGACCCGGATCGCGAAGATGACGAAGCAGAAACCGACATTCCAGGTCGTGCCACTCTCAAGTGACGACTCCGATCTGCAGTCGGCGAAGACGGGCGAGCGGATTCTCGACTACCTGTGGAAGTGCCTGTGGCTGAACGACCGCCTGTACGAGGTCCTGAAGTGGGCTGAATGCGCGTCCGCGGGCTTCTGGAAGATCACCTGGGATCGCACCAAGGGCCAGAACGTCGACGTCGTGGTCGACGGCTCGGGCCAGCCGATCATCCACGACCAGACGAACCGCCCGATTCGCACCCAGGACTTCGGCGACCTCCCGAACGGGCTCTACTCGCGGACGCTCGCGACCGGCGAGGTTGCGGTCGATGTCGTCAATCCGTTCGAGTTCTATCCGGATCCGCTGGCCAGGGAGATGGAGGACTGCGAATGGTGCATCCAGGAGACGGTCAAGTCCTCGGAGTACGTGTACCAGCATTTCGGTGTGCGGATGGTGCCGGATACGGACGTCGCCGCGGGCCCGTTCGAGTCGCGGATGTACCCGGGCTTCCAGACCGCCGGCTCATCGCTCTACAGGGGTGTGAAGCTCCGCGAGTACTGGTGCAAGCCCAACAGCATCTGGCCGCAGGGACGCAGAGCGGTGTGGGCCAAGGGCACGATGTTGGCCGAGGACATCAATCACTACGACTGTCTGCCGTATGTGATGTTCAAGGGCATCCCGGTGCCCGGCCGCTTCTGGCCAAGCTGCCTGGTCGAGCAGCTGCGCGGTCCGCAAACGGAGCTCAACAAGGTCAAATCGCAGATCGGTGAAAACGGCGCCAAGGTCGGCAATCCGGCGCTCTTGGTGTCAAGACAGGCGAACGTGAACTATTCGGGTGTGCCTGGAGAGAGGATCGACTATGACGACTCGACACCGAATGCGATCCCGACCTATCTGCAACCACCCACTTTGCCGGAATACATCCTCGCGCAGCAGGACCGCATCGAGGCCTCGATTGAAGCGATATCGGGGCAACATGAGGTTACCAATGCTCAGGTACCTGCGGGTGTCACGGCAGCGTCGGCGATCAACCTGTTGATGGAGGCTGACGACACGCGCCTGGGGCCGCGGATCTACGATCTCGAGGAGAAACTGGGAGTCGCGGGAACGAGGATCCTGAAGCTCGTCGGCCAGTACTGGACCGACCAGAGGACAATAATGATTGCCGGCCAGGATGACGCCTGGAATCAGATCAACTTCAAGGGCGCGGCGCTGCGGGAGAACACGCTGGTCGAGGTGCAGGCCGGCTCGATGTTCCCGCAGGCGAAGGCCGCGAAGCAGGCCGCGATCATGCAGATCCTGAC